ATCGGAAATCGGCGGGGAATTAAAAGGGTTTGCAGCGTCTAACATTCTGCACCTGGAACAAATCAGCGTTAACGGGTTAAGTGATTGCCAGTTGATCTATAAGGCGCGGGAATCGTTTGCACTATCAATAGCGGCGGAGAATTTCGCTAGTAAGTATTTTAGCAACGGCGGCCGCATTGGCGGTATTCTTGAAATGCCGGCGGGGATGCAGAAACAAGGCGCCGACAATCTAGAAGCGGGTTTCCGTAAAACTTACGAAGGGCTAGATACGAGTTTTAAAACCGTAATTCTGCGGGACGGGGCGAAGTTCCACCAGGCACAGTTCACGCCAGAACAGACGCAGATGGTTGCAGCGCGTACCCAGCAAGTAAAAGAGGTTGCCAGGTGGTTTAACATCCCACCGCACAAGTTGGGCGATGATTCAAACGCCAGCTATAATTCACTAGAGCAGGAAAACCGATCATATTTAAATCATTGTCTATCAGCATGGTTAAAAACTATTGAAAGCGAATGTTATTTAAAGATCCTTGCCCCAATGGAGCAGGAATCGAACAGCCACTTTATAGAATTTAACGTTGGGGCGTTAATAGCCGCCGACATTGCGACACAATACCAGATTTATAGAACCGGAATCGAAGCGGGGATATTGTCACCGGATGAAGTGCGGGCAATGCAGAATCTAAACCCGCGGCCGGATAAGATGGGCAGTAAATATTTACGGCCGCTCAATATGGAATATGCGGATCAGGAAGAGCCGGAAGTAATCGAAGAAGTGCCGGAAATGCTCCGAAATGACCAATTAGAGCCGGCCTATAAGGTATTAGATGCGGCTATAGGCCGTTTTACCGGGTATCTGGCGCGTAAAGTTTCCAGGGAATCCGGCAAAGAGGGCTTTTTTAACTGGGTTGAAACGTGCCTAGATGACGAAAATAAGCAGCTGCGCACCGAAACCGGCGATAGTGTAAACCTAATTGCGGCCATTAGCGGGGCCAATGCCGAGGAAATACAACAGCGTTTAGGGCAGTTTGTATTTAATCAAATGGGCGAGCGTATAGAGGACGTAATAACCAGCAGCGAACCGGAGCAACGAACAGCGGCGTTAAAAACCGTTTTAAAAGACTATTCAGCGGATACTATCGCAAGATATAAACAGGAGATTTTCAACGATGGCTAAAATATTTCCAAACCAACAACCCGTAACGGTTGAAACCCGGCAAGATGGCACAACCACGATTAGCGGGTATGCGGCCGTGTTTCATCGGGCCGAGGATCCAGGTACACAATTCCAATTAATGGATAATTATTACGAGCGGATCCAACCAGGGGCGTTTGATAGAGCATTAGCAGAAAACCAAGACGTTAGGGCGCTGTTTAACCATGACCCTAACCACGTATTAGGCCGCACCACTTCGGGAACATTGCGATTATCTACGGATTCTACCGGGTTGCGTTATGACGTCGATTTGCCCAACACCCAAACGGCCAAAGATTTAGCCGAAAGCGTAAACCGGGGCGACGTTAGCGGTTCTAGTTTTGCGTTTAGCGTAAACAGTAGCGGCCAGGAAATAGAACGCAGCGAGGGGCAAACTTACCGCAATATAACGGACGCTAATCTATTTGATGTTTCCGTTGTGACATATCCAGCGTACGAAAGCGCCACTAGCGGCATGAGATCCAAAGAAAATTTAGAGAAGCAAAACAAGCGGTTTCCAATTGGGAAAAAGAGCATTTTGCGGAATCTGACCGGGTTAAAATCAGATTGGCACAAATTAAACTTGACGCCAATTGTGATTTATAGATAATTCCAATCATCGGGGCGGCGATTAGTCAACCCGGTAAAATTCTAAAGCAACGCCGTTTAGGCCGGGGCTATAGGCAATATTTTTGTTTATAGGTGGGCCTATTTGTTATGGCGCACCGTGAAACCTCTTATTTCATAGGTGATAAAATGGCAGTTGATAAATTGCAAGAACTACAGGAGCAGCGTAACACGCTAGCGGCTGAAATTAAAACCCTGGGCGATAGTCAGGATAGTTGGGGCGCCGAAGAACGCGAACGATGGGATGTTGTAAACGCTGAATACGATTCAATTCTAGAATCACAAGCAGCGACACAACAACAACTAGACGTTTCAGCGCGTTTGGAAGCTATCAGCGAAGAACGCCAAAAATCAGAATGGCAAGCTAAACGAAACGACGAACCGCAACCAATCACGGACGATACGAAGTCTAAAGCATTGGTTGCATGGTGTCGTTTCCAATCTGGCCAGGATGTAACCGACGATCTATACAGCGCGGCGAAACGTTGCGGCGTAGATCCCCGCAAAGCGTTTTTCGAAATTGATTACCGCCAAGCCGGTACATACAACGCGCGTGGTTTTGGTGGTGAATTTCGCGCCCAAAGCACAACGGACGCGGCCGGTGGATACACAATCCCCGAAGGTTTCAGTAATGAACTAGAACGGGCATTGTTAGCATTTGGCGGGCCTCGCCGAGTTAGTCGAGTTTTACGGACGGCATCGGGTAACGATATTCCTTGGCCAACCGTTAACGACACTAGCAACAAGGGTGCAATCTTAGCGGAAAACACCCAGGTTAGCGAACAGGATGTAGTATATGGAAGCGTTACATTAAACGCCTACAAATACAGTTCTAAGCTAATCCGCGTTTCGGCTGAGTTGATGCAGGACAGCGCGTTTAATCTAGGTGCTGAAATTGGTTCTATGATTGGTGAAAGAATTGGCCGCATTACTGCGGAACATTTCACAACCGGTACAGGATCTAGTCAGCCTGAAGGTATCGTAACGGGTTCAACCCTGGGCGTAACCGCTGCAAGTGCAACGGCTATAACTATGGATGAGCTAATTGATCTACTCGCAAGCGTAGACCCAGCCTATCAGGACGCTAGCAGCGCCGGTTTCATGATGCACAACAGCGTTAAATCTGCTGTTCGCAAATTGAAGGATTCCAACAATCAATATCTATGGCAACCGGGTTTAACATCCGACGCCCCTGATATGTTGTTAGGTAAACCCGTTGTAGTTAACCAGGAAATGGCCAGTAGCATTGCTACAGGCGAAAAAACCGTGTTGTTTGGTGATTTCTCTAAGTTCTTAATCCGTGACGCTGGCGGGGTTAAACTTGCCCGTATGGATGAGCGCTATAGAGACTATGACCAAACCGGGTTTGTAGCGTTTAGCCGACATGATAGCGTTTTATTGGACGCGGGAACAAATCCAATCAAACACCTAATTCAGGCGTAACCAAAAGGGGAAATTATGAAAGTTGAATTATTAGTAAGCAGAGCGGGAACCAGTTTTAGCCAATCCGTTGGCGATATAATCGAGGTTTCTGATGCTGAAGGTAAAAGGCTTTTAGATTCCAACCAGGCTAAAGCGGTTGGGGGTAAACCCCCCAGCCGCCGGCCGGTGGTTGAATCGGCCGCGCGTAAAGCACCAAAAAAACGAGCCAAAAAGGTAGTTGATGAGTAATAACTACGCAATCAAAACAATAACAGCGCCAACGGATGAACCTATTGATTCAACCGAGGTTAAAAAGCATATTGCGATTGATTCCAGCGAAACAACGTTTGATACGCAGATAAACGATTATATTACAGCGGCTAGGATGTACATAGAAGCGGAAACGGGCCGCCAGATATGTACAGCTACTTATGATTTAATCGTTGATAGATTCCCAGCCGGGCGGGTTGCAATCAACATCCCTAAAGGGCAATTACAATCGATCACCCATATTAAATACATCGATACGGACGGCACGCAGCAAACGTTATCGAGTAGCAAATATAAGGTTTCGGATTCCAGGGAACCGGGTATTATACAGCCGGCGTTCGATGAAGTTTGGCCGGTTAGCCGGCGTGAAATTGACGCTGTTGAAATTCGGTTTGTTTGTGGCTATGGGGATTCAACCGCAACGCCGGAGGGAATCAAACAGGCCGCATTACTGTTAGTTGGGCATTATTTCGAGCATCGTGAAGCGGTGGCGTTTAATAATGTTGCGTCAGTGGTTCCCCTGGCATTACAAAACATCCTAGCGCACTACAAAATAGGTGAAGGGTTTTTATGGTTCGATCCGGCGCGCTGAGACACCGTATAGAATTGCAAAGTAACGCCGGAACCGCAGACAGCGCCGGCCAGATTTCGCAATCCTGGAGTACATACACAACGGTTTACGCCGAAGTGCTTTACAAGGGCGGCGCGGAGGTAATCAGGGGCCAGCAAGTAGATGCTAAATATGCGGCTATTGTTCGTATTCGGTTTGTTGAATCGGGGACGTTTCCAATACCGGAACACCGGGTTAAATGGGGCAGCGTGATTTTAAATATTGATACAGTACAACGGCGAGATACGCATAAGCGCGAATTGTGGTTGTATTGTACGGAGGATATTTAGATGGCCGCAGTCGCTATTAAAATGTCTAAAAAGGATTTGGTTACATTACAAAAATCGTTTGATGGTTTAAGTGATAGCCTAAAGCGAAACATACAACGTAAAATATTAACGGCCGTCGGTACTAGTATCAAAAAAGAGTACCGAATCAGAACACCACAATCAAGCAAAACCAGCAGTTATATGAAATGGAGTAAAGCAACGGCCGCCAACCGTGTAGGCGGTAAGAACCAACTTAAAAAGGCGGTGGTAACTAAACCATCTAGCAAATGGAAAAATAAACGGCAATTAGCGGCGCGGGGTATTTTGGGAATAACGGCGGGTTATGATTACACCAGGGGCGGCGCTAAATCGGCGCCCTATGCCCATTTGGTAAATGATGGCCATGTTGCCGTTTATTGGGGCCGGCGTGGCGGTGGCAGGGTTGCGGGGATCCATTGGCAAAAAGAGGCGCGGCGAGCGGCGGCGGCTAAATCCAGGGGTATTGTTGCGGCAAAGGCAAAACAGG